TATTCAGTTAGCCGATATGTTTAAAAAGGTAGGTACTAAGGAACAGCAAGAGCAAATTAACGCAGCACTTACAGATTTAGTAACGATTGGAGATCGCTGGAATGAAGCGTAAGAAGACAGATTGGCTGGTTGCAATTGTGTGTTCAGAAGTAATTGCAGCAGGGGTTATATGTATCACTATGTTGGGCTATTACTTCTGGAGAATATTCCTTTAAAGGAGGTGGGATAGATGACATTAGAAACAATTCGAAATTGCTTTAATGCAACAAAAAAGCCGTTACCGACTGCAATCAGTAACGACTAATCAAAGGTTTTATAAATTAAATTACTAAGGAGTATTTTACCACAATGGTCGAAATTATGACACCCGCACAAGCTGCCACTTATAGAGAGCAGCGATTGAAAAAAGAACAAAGAAATTTAGCAGAACGAGGAATTAGTACTGCGTTTGAAGGTTGGAACTTAGTAACTATTGGGGATATTGATTGTAATTACTACAGCTATAAGCATTTTGTAGTTACTCAAATTTTTGGAATGGGTATTGATAACTATATCAGCAAAACTGGTTGGGACAAAAAAGAATTAATTGAGTTTTTAGCAACTGATGATGATCCTAATGAAGATCCTTGGAAAGAAGACGTCATGAATTATTTTGACGGTATGGAGGGCAATTACTAATGCAAGAAATTTCAACCAAACTAGATGAAACTAGTCCTGATTATAAGGTTAAATTTACTCCAGCCTCAATTGAGTTTGACGATTATGGAAAGCTTAAAAAAGAGACTGATGAAATCTATAAAAGATACAACGGCTATGTTGTTGTTCCTGAAAATCTAAAAGGAGATAAAGCAATTGCTGCTGATTTAAATAAAAAAGCTAAGGCTCTAAAGGCTGCTAAGAGTGCTGTTAGAAAACAAGCATTAAAACCTTTAGATGAGTTCAATGAGCAGATGGACGCCTTAATTGATGAAATTACAGATGTTTCTGGTCAAATTCATCAAGGATTGAAGGACTATAGAGAGCAAGGCATTAAGTTAAGACATGAGGCTAATGTCAAACATATTGACAAAATGGCAGAAAAATTTGGACTTACCCATGAAGATATACCTTATGACGCTAAATGGGATAACAAGTCTAATAACTGGAAGAAGATTGAAGAAACTATCAATCAACTTTTAGAAAAAGCAGCACAAGAACGTGATTTCAAAAATGAAAAAATCACTTTAATTACAGAAGCTGCTGAAAAAGAGCAAATTTTACCAGATAGTTATATCAATTTGATTGATGATTTAACTATTTCTGAAATATTAGCTCGAATTAAGAGTGACGGAAAACGTCAAAGAGAATTAAGTTCAAAAAAAGATGAACCTATTAAGCAACAAGTTAAAGGTAATTCAGTAATCGATACGACTACTGGAGAAGTAGTTGGCGAAACAAAAGTTGCTTATCTAAAGATTACTGGATCAGATGAACAAATGAAAAAATTAGTCGAATTTATAAAAGATAACGGATTAAAAGTAGAACCAATTGAGAGGTAAGAATAATGGAATTTTTTGGAAACGTAAAAGATCGTGCAAGTTGGGCATTACATTTTGCCCAAGTTAAAGCTAATATCAAACAACCACAAAGAAGTCATAAGGTTCAAGTATCAGGAAAAACTAAAACTGGTAAGCCTTATACATATGAATATAAGTACGCAGATTTAGCAGACGTTGATAAATCGGTTATGGAAGCCACTAAAAAAGTTGTTGACGATAAAGGTAATGTGCAGTTCACTTACTTTTTTGATGTTAACAACACGGATCAAGGCGTAGATGTACAAACTGTTCTAGTAGATGTATCAGGATTTTATGCTGTAACAAATAAAGTTTGGTTTAAGAATTTCAATATTGGAGACGCACAAAAAACAGCTAGTTTAATCAGTTATGCCAAGCGTTATTCCTTAAGTGCAGCTTTTGGAATTGCTAGTGAAGATGACGATGATGCCCAAGACGTCAAAAATATTGAAGAGCCTAAAGTGTTATCTAAACAGGAGCTAGATAATTACACAGTTTACTATAACGGGATTAAAGCTAATCTAGCTGAACTATATCAAGAAGCTGTAGATGGAATTGCTGATGCTCAAGATTGGATTAAAGGATCACATACTCCACAGGACGCCCAAGCCATTTATCAGTTAAATCAAAGTTACAAACGGCGTGAAAAAGATAAGCAAGAGGCTTTAAAGAAAGCCGAAGAGGAAGCTAAAAAAGAAGAAAAATTAAGAGAAGCACAGCGAAGTGAAGAGAAGCCAAAACAAGAAGATGTTTCTGATTCATTCGTAGATATAGGAACTTTACCTGCTGGAGGGAAATACATCAAATAGGAGGTCAAAATGGGTAGAAGAATGTACAGCGATAAAATTGTTGAAACTGATAAATTCTTAGATATGCCCGTATCTAGTCAAAATCTATATTGGCACTTATGTATGCACGCAGATGATGATGGTTTTCTTGGAAATCCTAAAACTATAACTCGATCAATTGGAGCTCAGCAAGACGATTTGAAAATTCTAATTGAAAAAGGATATGTACTTGTATTTGAAGATGGAGCAATTGCTATAACAGATTGGTTCGTTCACAACTATATTCCGAAAGATCGATATCATGAGACGGTTTATAAAGAAGACAAGAAGCAGTTAGAATTGTCTGAAACTAAGCAATACCGCCTTGTTGCAAGATCCCCGATTGTTCAGGATACAGAAAGTAAACATGATGTAGACAATATGGATACACCTTGTATACAAGATGATAACAATGTGTATACCGAAGATAAGTTAAGTAAAGATAAGTTAAGTCAAGATAATAATAATAAATTGTCGAGTTCAGAGAACGTCGACCCTAAGCTAAAACAAAAATCTAAAAAAATACCTTACGAAAAAATTGTTGATTACTTAAACAGAAAAACTAATTCACATTATCGACCGACTTCTAAAGCTACAAGACGATTAATTAAAGCTAGATACAACGAGGGCTTTACTGATATTGACTTTAAGACCGTTATAGACAAGAAGTGTGCTGAATGGCTACAAGATGGCAACATGGTTCAGTACTTAAGACCAGAAACACTTTTCGGGACTAAGTTTGAGGCATATCTCAATCAACCTGACACAGGACCTATTCCACGAAGGAATTTTGGAAGTAAGCCAGTTCGAAGGGCTACTAACTGGGATAAGGTTCAGCAACAACAGTCGCAAACAACACCGCAGATGACACAAGAAGAACGTAACGCAATTTTTAGAGAATACGGGAGGTAGCCACCATGCAAAATCGATTAAGAGAAGTCAGAAATAAAACGAATTTAACTCTAAGCTCATATAGCCGAATGATTGGAATACCAAGCGATACTTTGAGGAAATATGAAGTTGGAGAAAGAGAGCCTAAATTAAAAACTTGGGAAAAATTAGCTAATTTCTGGGAAGTCTCGGTGCCTTACTTGCAAGGACTGGATCAGATTTGGTATCAAGCTGAATGCTTGGAATGCCACAAAGTATTTAGAATTTCGTCACAAGATGCCGATAAAGTTAAGTGTTGCCCGTTTTGCAAAAAGTTTTATTTAGCAATTTCAAAGGCTAGTTAGAGAGGTAACTACTATGCAAAACAGAATTAAGGAATTACGAGAAAAAAGAGGAATTAGTCAAGCGGATATAGCAAGAGGAATACATCTAACGAGATCAGCAGTTGGATACTACGAAACTGGTAAGCGGGGAACATCTAACAATCAAACTTGGCAAAAGCTAGCAGATTATTTCAATGTATCAGTGCCTTACTTGCAAGGATATGTTGACGAGTATATCGACATTCACGATTTAAACGAAGAGGAGCAAGACGCATATAACCGTATTACGGACATGCTATGCGAAGAGTACCCAGAAGACAGCATTTCTTGGTCAAAGATTGGTCAGCTATTAATTAATTCAGCAGAGGAATAGAAAATGGAAAAAGTTGTTTATCGAGAAGAAATATGCGGAAGAATTGCGGTAGTAAAAGAGATGGATATGCCTTTTGGTCGCTATTACACAGGATATATTGAAATCCTGCATAAAGATCCATTTAGCTGGAGAAATCATGTAGAAATGGGCAAAGAATTATTTTTCGACTCGTGGGATGAATTTGAAGAGTTTCCTGGTGGTGTAACATTTGCTGGTTCTTTTCCAGATATTGAAAGTGAGGAAGGTTTTGTCGGATTTGATACAGAACCATTTACACCGGGCGAATACACCGAAGAAGATTGCATCGACATTTTGAAGAAAACAGCTAACATTTTGGCAATTAGAACTAGAGCAGCTCAAGAAGCTATTGCAAGTAAAGAAAACTCAGAGCCAAAAAACAAATCTGATAAAAAATCAAAGAATGTGGGGTTGCTACTAGAAGCAGTTAATGATCTAGCTAACGCTAGTGCATTTAATGAACGTGATAAGAAAGACAAGGTAAGTGAACGGCTGGATAGTGCAGGCAAGAATGTAACACTATTTCTTGTAAATGAATTGCATGTAAAACCAAGTGATATCGCTATGTTCACAATTTTAAAAACTGTGTTAAGTGAGGACGATGAAGATGAATAACGAATTAATCAAGGTAACTGTCAAGAATGACCAGCAATTAGTAAGTGCTAGAGATTTATATAAGGGATTAGGTATCAAGCGAAGATTTTCAGCTTGGTGGGAACAGAATGGAAAAGAGTTTGAAGAAGACATTGATTTTCAACCTGTACTTATAAGTACACCTAGAGAAAATCGTGGCAATATTGAACTTCAAGACTATGCACTCACAATTGATATGGCTAAGCAGCTGTGTCTTTTGAGCAGAACAAAAAAGGGTAAAGAATACCGTGAGTATCTAATCGAAATTGAAAAGAAGTGGAATGATCCACAAAACGTTGTTCAACGTGCGATGGATATTCTTCACAGCGAAAACTTGCAACTTAAGTTGGAAAACAAGAGTTTGAACCGGCAACTTGAAGAGAGCAACAAGAAAGCTAGCTACTTAGATGTCATTCTTGGTACTACTGACGCAATGGTTACTACTCAAATTGCTATGGATTACGGCTATACGGCTGTTAAGTTTAACAAGCTATTACATGCACTAGGCATTCAGCATAAAGTCAATGGGCAATGGATCTTATATAAGGCATATATGGGCAAGAAGTACACCACAACGAAACTTAACACATACACCGACAAGCACGGTAAGGATCATGCTAAGCCACTTACTGCTTGGACTCAAAAAGGTAGACGCTTAATTTACGATGTTTTGAGAGAAAATGACGTTCTACCACTGATTGAAAGAGAGGATATTGCGTAATGCTTGAAGAGAGTCATGATTTAGAGAAGATCATCGAAGACGCTAAACAATATCGCTGGTGTACATGGTTGAAATCTTAGGCACTACAGGACGTTCAGCTGGATTTGTTCAGTCAATCTTTATAGACAAAAGAGAAGCCAGTGAGGTTGCTAAGGTGCTTCATGGCGTGGTTAGAGAAGTAGTTGGAGGTTAAGCAATGAAAGCAAGTGAATTAGAAACCAAACTCAATAATTTAGCAACATCATCATATAAATTTGAAATTAAAGAAAGTAGTCCAAACGAAGATGGAAGCGTTGAATTTAATGGCGATTTAATAAAGTTGGAGCAAGTATATCAGGGAGAAATTATTGTATATCTTGTCAAAGAAAATGATAAGGAAGAAATTTTAAAAATAATGCCTCCTCATGATGACATTGGCCAATGGTATGTAGATACAGAAAGTGCTGCCTGTCTATTCGTTGTTGATGATTTAAAAATATATATTGAAATTTTAAAAATAGTAGCTGCATTTTTACAGGAAAAATGTGTGGAGGATTAACAATGAGTAATAGTTTTGAAGACTCTGTTTTACTCCAAGAAAATGAAAAGCTAAAGGAGCGACTTTATAAGGCTGAAAAAGTAGCTTTGCGTCCTTGCGAGTTGGTTCGTCAATATCGTAAAGCTAATGACCTAGAGAGAAGCGAAATACTAAAGAATATGAAGCTGTTAATCGAAAGATTGAGGGTGATTGAATGATGGCTGCAACAAAAGAGAAATGTGAGTATTGTACTTTTAAAGGCGATTATGGCAAGTCATTTATTATCGATTTAGGTTTTGCGGAAGAAGAACTAACCATATCAACTCATTGTCATAACAGGTATTGGCTATATATTGTCGTTAATGATACAGCAGATCCTATTAATGGTATTCAAGAGCGATTTTCAAATCCAATTAATTACTGCCCTATGTGTGGACGAAGGTTAAGGAATGACTAGAAAAAATCAAGTAGACGAGTTGCTTACTCAATTTGAAAGGAAAAACATGAGCCAAGAAAACTGTCCTTACTGTCACACAGATATTTGCTATACAGGTGCGACAGGAGAACGAGAAGAAGAAGTGCCACAGAAATACTTATATAACTATGAGTCACAAGATAGCTTATTTAACGCTGCAATGTACCTCTTAAGCAAAGAACTCTGTATAGATGTTGACGATGAAAGTGGAGCACTTGCAGACAAAATTAAGATCAACTATTGCCCAATATGTGGGAGGAAACTATGAGAGAAATTACTATTGACCAAACTAAAAAGATTATTTTTGACTATGTGAGCAAGCTTGCAAAACAGCATAAGTTAGATCCTAAAAAAGATGTTTTCAATGTAGTTTTACCATTGGAAAATAATCAAGCAATTAGTTGCTACATTGGACCGAATGAGGATGGAGAAAGAGCAGTAGACTACACGGTTTATGGTCAAAACTATATTATGCCTAAATTGAAAAATACCGTATTGGATCTGTTTAATGATAAGTAAGATACCTGATTGGATTTTTGCAGCAGCATTCTTAATTCTGCTAGCTATAGTGATTTTGGTGGTAGGAGCGATGTAAACATGATTTTTAGATTAGAAGAGGATTTACCTTTTGATATACAAGGAAATTTAAATGAATACTGGTTGAATATCTTAGAAAGGAATAATTTCAAAGTAATTGAAATTAATAAAAAAACACGTGAACTTGAGTACCGAATAGAACTTATGAGCCTTGATGATCTACGGAAATTACAGAAAAAAATCGGATTAAACTTGACAATTTCGTTTGAAGACGATGAAGGCGCAAGCGAAGTTGATGGGATTATTACAATTTAGAAAATTAAGTAGATGAGAGTTAACTTTACGATTGAAGGACCGCCAGTAGGTAAGGCTAGACCGAGAGTTACTAGGACGGTAACTTACACGCCAGCTAAGACGAAACGATATGAAAATTTAGTCAGGTATACAGCGATCAACAGTTTCAAAGGCATATTTGATAAAGATGAACCTTTAGACGTTAAGATTATTGCGTATTTTGAAGTTCCTAAGAGTTTAAGCAAGAAACGTAAGGCTTTATGTTTAGCTAACCAAGAACTGCCAACTAAGAAACCTGATGCTGATAATGTGGGAAAAATTATCATGGACGGCATGAACCCCGAAATGAAACGTGATAAACGACTTCACAAAATGGTTGAAGTTATGAGAGGCGTTTATCACGATGACAAGCAAGTAACAACCTTGTTAGTCAAAAAGAGGTATGCCGAGCGTGCAAGAGTTGACGTAAGAATTAAGAGAGATATGGGTGATTAGATGAACGATGAGCTTAAATTAGGCGGAAAGTTATGCTTTGTTAATTTGATATTTAAGAATGGCTGTACTGATTCCATAGCTGTAAAAGGTACAAAAGAACATATCTGGAATTTATTAAGCAAAGAATTCGATGAGTATGGGCAAGAAATGAAAAATAGAATCTTAATTATTGATGGGATTCATGAGCATGTATATCTGGATTTATCTACAGTAGCAACAATGGGTATTTCTGAAAATGATAAAAGTCCATATGATATTTAAATTCGAACTTTCGTGGTGATTATAGTGAATGGAATTGAGACAGTATGAAGCATAGTGCTGAGTTAATTACTATAGCAGGGATGCTAATCTGCTTAGGTGCTGTCGGTTTTGTGGTGTTTTGTCTATGAGTAGCAACTTAAAGTATCAAAAAGGCAAGTGGTATCACGTACAAGAAGACGGTTCAC